CGATCCGCCAAAGTGATTGAGTTGCGCGATATTGACCGCGGTAAATACTTCCGGATCGTAGCGGATGTGTATGTCGACGGCGAAAGCTTGGCCAAGCAGTTAATCGGCAGCGGTCTAGCCGTCCCATACGACGGCGGCAAAAAGTTTAATTGGTGTGAATGAGGGAGTTTTATGGCTGAGGCTGGCAGTGTTTTTGTGGTCGATTCCGAGCAAATGGTGTATGAATTGCTTGAAAGGTATCTTGATGATGGTCTTGTGATTGGTGATCCTGGTAGTTTGGATTTTAGGGGGTATCCACCACTTAAAATTAAGATGTCCGGAGAGCATTTTCATGGGACAATTACTCCTAAGGTCATGAAGGCCTTTTTGGAGTTGCAAAAGTCTATTTATAAGTCTTATGCCTTGGCTAAGTATGGTGAGGAAAATGTAAACAGGCTTACCAAGGCTGAAAAAGAGGCTTTGGAAATTGTTGTTAAGGTTGAGGATGGGAGTTCGCTTTTTGAAATCGATGCCCAGGCAATTTTAACTGAAATGGTGAGAAATATGAGTGGTGAACAGGCGGTTGCTGTCATTCTTGTGGTTAGTGCAATGTCTCTTGGCGCTTTTGCCTATAAGGCGTATTTAAATAATCGCAAAGAAATTCGTGAGCGAGAGTTGACCTCGGAAGAAGATTTGAGACGTTTGGAGCAGGTGGTCGCCCTGTCTGAGCAGGAAACTAAGCGAATGGAGATTATGGGGCGCTTTGTTGCTTCTAATCCGGCGGCCGCTCGATCGCTTGAAAACTCAGTTCAAGCAAAAGATGAGATGCTTAGTTCTTTCACAGGGGCGGACTCTGTTGAAATTGATGGTTTTACCGTTTCCAATGAGGTAGCTTCTGAGCTTGTTAAAACCAAGCGAACCCCTTCTATTATTGATCGACTTGACGGCCTTTATAGAGTTTTGTCAGTTGATTCTAGCGATCCTTTGTCATTCAAGATTAGGGTTCGTAATCAAGAAGGAGTTGAGTTTGTCGCTAGTGTCTTGGATGAAACTTTGGATCGTCGCCACAAGACCTTAATTCAGCAAGCTGAGTGGGGTCGAGATATGGTTCATCTTAGAATAACGGCAAAGCTCGTTTCTGGTGTGGTGAGGGAGGCTACTGTTATTGGTGCCGGAACCGAAGAATAGATGATTTTTTTAATTAAGGCCGCGTTTGCGGCCTTTTTATTTGTGGGTTTTGATTAGGGCGTTGTGTTTGTTGCGGCAGTCCATGTATTGCAAGATGATGGCTTTTTTCCAAAGTAGATGGCCTGATTTGCTAGGTTGATCAGCTGGGGGAAGGGGTGGGCATTCTTGGAGCAGTGCGGCATCAATGTTTGGCTTCGGAATCTTGGTATCCGTTGGCGATGTCGATAAGGTTGTTGATGATGCGCAACTCGTCATCATTAATGTCGCAATCACCAGGCCTGATAGTTTCAACATATTCTACGATCCTTTTTTCTACTGTTTGGATTTTGGGCTTTTGGGCAACTTGGTTTTGCCAGTAAGCCTCCGATATTTCAGTGTTTATGAGGTTAATTTGGTTTAGCTCTTCAATGGCCCTTGTTGCAGCGGCCATTTTTTCTTTTGTGCATTCTAGGCTTTCGTGCGTTTTACCCATCTGGTATAGCTTGATGTGGCTGTACAGCAGGCCTGATAACGCGGCAATAATAGCCAGGGCTGTTACTTTCGTTTTTATGCCTGGAATCATTTTTTTAATACCTCGATTATGCCTTTTATTTTTTCGATGTCTTCTTTGGTAGCGCCGGTCATGTAAATAATGATGGGGATTATCAAGAATATGTATAGGACGCTGGCAAAGGCAACGATGGGGAAGTCTTTAAACTCAAAAAAGTAGTAGGCGATAAGGGTGGCGATTGCAAACAAGCAACCGAAGCCAAGGGCGCCATAACTCATTGTGCGACGATGAAACCACCATGTTTGTGGGTAGTTTGGTGTTTTTGGATCAGGTGTCATTGTGTGCCGCCTTTGCGATTATTTTTGAGAGGTTTTGGGCGCGGCTGGGTGTTTGGGTTTTAGCCCATTGTGAATCAAGCATTTCTTGTGACGCACGATTGAAGTCTTGGTTTTCTAGGTGTTTCCATGTGTTTTTGAAATTCATTAGCCCGCCGATACCCATTTGATAAGCCATTTCAACCAGCACGAGCTGTACTTCAAGCGGTAGCTGATCAAAGAAGGGTTTGCGAGCGTGAAGTTTTTCGTGGATAGAGGCGAGTCTTAGATGGACAACCATGAGGCTTTCCTCTTTGGTTAGGTAGGTTAGTCCGTGGCCGAAAGTCCAGGGCTTGCCGCCGCTTAGCGGGTCGGGATAAGGGCGAGGGTGAAAGCCTTCGTGCTCAATTAGTCTTTGTATTAGGTCGTGATTCATCTATGTGTGCCTTCTTGCCTTGACTCGAGTACACGCACCCGCACTTTCAAGTCTTCAACGTCCGATCTCATGACGACCACGCCGTCTATTTTTTCAGTGAGGGCGATCATTCTTTCTTCGAATCGCGCCAGTTGCGACTGATATTCTGTGAGCTTTATTGAGCCCCACAGTATCGCGGCGGTGATAAGGCTTACTAATATGGTTTGTATGTGCTTCTCGATGGCGCTGAAGCTCGGTTGATCGTCTTGCATGATTATCCCTAAAGTCTTTTATACCTATAATACAACGTATTGTTTTTTAATGGGTTTTTTGGTTTTTTACAGGACTTATTTAAAAGCTTCGTTTATCATTTTTTTTCTAATTCGATGGGTGTCTGCATGCTTGGCGTGCGCTATAAATGAGTTGACGCGCTTCACCAGTTGCCTTTCTTGCTCTTCCGGATCGGTGTGGTGTTTTTTTATCCACTTAATGTCACGCCTAAATTGCACGATTGAACGCTTTCTCAAAAGCATGTGGGTTGGCCAAATCCGATACCCGACCATATTGATGCCTTGGGTTGCGCGGTGAACACTGAATTTTGAAAAGGTCAGGCTTAGGCTTTCGGATATTTCGGCAAACTCTGCGAGGTAGAGTTGTGCTTCGACTTCAGTCGCAAATATAGCGGCCGTGTCATCCATGTAGCGAATATAGCGCTTAACGCGCATTTTGCGCTTAACGTATTGGTCGACTTCGTTACCGACTAGGTTTGCCAGCCATTGAGACAGTAAGCTGCCAACCGGCAAGCCCGGATCGGGAACACTGTCGATTACGCTGTAAATAATTTTAATGGTGAGTGGGCATTTGATGTTTTTGGCGGCTATGCGCTTGAGAATATCATGTCGAAGGCTTGGAAAATATTTGCTGTAGTCGGTTTTGACAACCCAAAGTTCGTGCAGCGGTTGGTTTTTGACCATGTTGCGCAACCAAAACTGAATTCGCTTGGCGGTCGAGTGTGTGCCTTTACCTTTTCGGCATGCGTTTGTGTCTTCGATCATGCGCTTATCCCAAGGTTCTTCAAGTATATTTAAAATGGCATGATGGACAACGCGGTCACGGAATGCGGGCGCGAGTATTACGCGCTTTTTGGGTTCGTAAACGACAAATTGACGGTAACGTCCGATTTCATAAGTGCCGGCTAAAAGGTGCAGTTGGATGTTGCCAAGGTTGAGCCATAGATCCGCGCCAAAGGCTTCTATTTCGTGGACGTTTTTCTTGCGTTTGCGGGCTTTTTTGTAAGCGTCGAGTAGGTTATCCCAATCGGCAATTTGTTCGATGAGTGGTTTTTCTGGGATGGTGGTTTCTTGATCGTGTTTTGATTGTTCTTGCATTTTATCCTCGCATAAAAAAACAGCGCACGGCTTACGCGATACGCTGTCAGTTTTTGATATTCGACAAACTCAAGGTTTGCCAGGATGGCATGGCTGATCCAGTAGGATTCTAGGTGGTGCCGATTTCGCGACACCCTCTCCTGTTTTTCTTTATTGCTACTGCGTCACTGAGGGCGCGCAAGCACACATTGCCATTCGCATTCCACGGATTGTTGTTCGTGTTGAGAGTGGAAGCGCCATAGCGGAGCCCCTCATTCCAATTGCCACCGGCTATGCCGAAGCGCGCGCATCTAAGCCCATGTCATCCTTTTTTCTTTTTCTGGTTAAACAACATTGATTTGGCAAGCTTTGACAACTGCCACAATGAGCCGCCCGGGTGATCTGGCGTGGTCGGCTGCATGACTTCGCCCACTATTCCCGCTCGGATAATCTTTTGCTCTGCGCCAATTTTTAACCATGAGTGCAGCTCGTCGATCGTGTCGACCAGTTCTGCAAGCTTGGTGATGGTTTTGGCGCGCGGCGCGGTAATCGACAGCTTTAAAAGCCTTTCGAAAATCCCTTCTATTCGAGCGCAATAGCGGTACCGCTGATGTCTGGCGACCTTATTCATGACTGGCATAAACTTGTTAATCAAGTCTTCTGCTAGTCTTCTTGTGACCAGATCCTCCGTTTGCTTATGACTGACCGCGTCAAGCGGCCGGCCATTGCCATGGCCGTCCATTAAAGGGCTCATGCCTTACGGGATCGACTGAGGGCGCGCAAGCACACAGTGCCACTCGCAAGCCACGGACTGCCGTTCGTGTGGAGAGTGGAAGCGCCATAGCGGAGCCCCTCAGCCCAATAGCCACCGGCTATGCCGAAGCGCCAGTTGGCGTGATAAATTTGACCACGGTCAAATGCAGCATCTTGACCAACATCAACGACGGTAGCCGTCCACGCCCATGTGCCGCCGTAGTCCCACATCATGTCCAGGTATTCCCAAAGATTGCCAACGGTGTCGACAATGTTCGTGCATGACACTGATTTGGCAACGGCGCCAGTGGTTGTTGGGCCAGTGTTAGTTGTTGCTGTCCATGCTGTGTCATTGTTAGCGTCGTTACCTTGTGGTGCACCGTATGAACAAGTTTTCCACTCTTGATATGTTGGCAGAATAAACCCTGACTCAATCAAGCCTTTGTATAAGTCTGATCGGGCATAGCCACCGGTGTCTCTTAATGGTGTAGCACCAAATCTTGACCCAAGGGTGATTTCTGGCCAAGTGCCTGAGATCACGCTTAATTGGTAAATTGAGGCCCATAATCCGGGCGCTATTTCTGCCATGCCTTCCGGTGAGCATTCAGGGCGGTGAATTTCATCCCAAACTGAGTTTGGTACGATTTCAACGCTTGGCACGTATGCCGCATTAAATCGCTCACTGATCGGGCGTGTGCGTCCAACATGAAAGCCGCCGATTTTGCGTGAGTTCGTCGCGGTGTAGCCGTCCGGATAAGTCGCGTTTTTTGAGCACAGCAGTTTCGCATAAGGTGATAGTGATGCTTGGCAGGCATAGATATAAATATCGTCACCTAATGTCACTGCGCTGAAAGATGCGTCACGATTAGCCGCGTCATAAGGATCAAAAACCGCTTGCGATTGCAAAATATAGCCATAACCGTTGCCGCCAATATTCACCATGCCTTCCGGGATGGATAAGGTGTTATCTAAGTTTTTTGCGATTTGGCCTTGCAGGCTTAAAAAGCCAGCGGCCATCGCTGGAATGATTGAGTAGTCGCCTGATTGCATTATTCAGTCTCCAGTTCGTTAATAATTTGTTGAACGTCTAAGATGCTGTAGCCGATCTTAAAGATGCGCGCGGTTGGGTTGATCTCTCTTTTCAATTGGTGGCGCTGAGTTTCCTCTGATGCTTCGACAACCCAAAAGTCTGGAAAACTACCGTCTGCCGATTCTTCTTCGGTCATGTTGCGATCAAAGTTGTACTGGTATGCGCCTTCGATTAGGCCTTTTAAATGATTAAGCACGGTTGGTTTTTCGCTTGGCTCGGTTGCCGCCAGGCTTATCGCGGCATCAAAGTCCGCGCGTGTTTGTAGGGTTTTTGGTGTCCGGATCATCTCTCACTCCTATATTTTTTGGATGGCTGCAACGACTTGGTCGACCAGCAAGGTTTTGTGGGTTTGATTTAATGGGTTGTTTTCATCAATCGCTTGCTTAGTTTTGAGCGGGGTCATCGCCGTGAAATCGTCGAGGCCTTCTTGCGCAAGTTCAGTGGTTGATATTTTCATGACGCCAAACAAATCTTCGCGCGCTTGCGGGTTTGAAAAACTGGCCGTATTGAACTCAATCATCTGTGTAGATAGTGATGTCAAGGTGATGTCGATCGACATCATGAAAGCTTGATTGGCTACCTTGCTAATAAAGTCAGCGGGTGCGGCGCAAACTGCGAAAAGCGTACCTGAGTTAGTGTAAATGCCAAACTCGGAGGCTGTGTAAGCGTCTGAGCTGCTGTCAGAAATAGTCAAGTGGATCGTCGCGGCGTCGACATTGTCACCCGCAACCGCTTGCACGCGCTTAAATTCATCAACGAGTGCAATTTGATTGTTCGGTTCATCAGGCGTGTACTTGCCCAGACCAAGGCCGAACTCGGTTAAAACAACTGGGTTTGTGCCGGTGTTTTGAGCATTAATCAGCTCTTGACGCCCGGCGGTTGTGATGTGGATGTTAATTTCCATGTTAGGCCTCCGTTAAGGTCATTCGGTTAAATGTCATTTTCTTGTATGCGTTGGCAAAGCCAATGCCAGTTTTCCATGTGGGTTGATCCGCTTGAGCGCGTCTAAAGTTGAGGGTTTTAAAATTGGCTGTTATTCCAACGGATTGCGGGAAAGTCCAATTTAGGGCGGTATGGGCGAGTCGATGGCTTTCAGCTCGAATGAGCGGGTCCAGTAAATTTTGCAGCTTATTTATAAAGACTCGAATGACATTGGGCTCAAGTGGTGAGTCGGTGACCGTCGCGTCGGCAAGGGCGTTGTCAAAAATCTGCTGGAAGTCTGCAATTTTCCAGCCCAGTGTGGCCGCTTCATTTTGTTCGATCAGTTGATTGCTAATATCAAGGTGTGTGGCCATCATTTCAGCCGCGATACCGTCAAGCAATCGGTCAAGGTCTTGTGATTCGTCTGCTTTCCAGTATTCCCCTGGCGGCAGAAGTTTTTCCAGCGCTGATTTAAAGTCTTTCTCGGTTAACTCCATGTCACACCTCCAGGTGTAATCACTTCATTGATGGCTGGTGTTAAGGATTGGGTTGGTGACACTAAGCTGAAATCGGTTGTTATGGGCGTAATTGTGACCACGATTTCGCCGGGTGTGATCGCTTCACGGTCGCCCATTCTTGAGATGATGTAGGTTTCAATTGCTTGTTCAATTTGAGTGCGAGTTTGTGTGTCAGTTACGCCTGAAATCTCCACGGCTAAAGGTATTTGACTTGGCGATAGAACGATTGGGTGGCAACCGCCTGGGCGCTGGGTGTCAATGTAGTCTTCAGCCGCTTGAATAATCGATGCTTCAATGGTTGGGTCGGCCTCAGCTTTTCCGATGTAAGTCGTTACAAAGCCGATTTGTGGCGTGTTGTCGAGCGCCCAAGCAAAGCCGATGTCAGGGTGGCTTGCTTGCGCCCAGATTTTGTAATCCTCAGCGCGCCCAACCACTTGAGTTTCTCGCCACGCCAGAACAACGCGAGAGCGCCAGCGCTCAAGTTCTTCGATGTCTGAGCCACCAGTTATTTCGTTGGTTGTTATTTCGTCTGGATTTAACCCAGTAACAGCGGTCGACATTGTGAGTTCAATGCCAGCTGGTTGGTTAAAGTTTTCCCCCGCTTCCATTGATCTAATCGGGACTGGCAGGTCTGCCGAAGTTGCTGCTGTGACCTCGTACTCGTTGTCATTGGTGTCTTTTAAAATTAACCCTGACGGCACGATTGTGCCGAGTGCTGCGCCTAAAAAATTAACCGTTCCGGTCGCAAGTTGCGCGTCAAGCCGAGGGGTTTTAAAGCGATTGGCCCAAATGTAAAGCCATTCTTCTTCTGCAGTTTCTGGGCTGAGTTGGCGAAAAAGATAGTCGGAGTAGCCATATACACCATAATTTCCACCGCCAATCGCGGCTGCGACTGCGTCAATTGCGGGGTTGGACACTCTAAGTTTGGTGGTTATGGTGGTTTTGGCGCGCTGGATTAGCGTCTCAAGGCTTGGTTTATTCACAGTGTAATCTCCAATGTCTGGTCGTCTTTTAGCGTGATGGTGATTAGGCGATTGAGGCGCTGGTCTTTGTATTCGCCTATCACTTCAATGTTTTTTACATGGCCGTCATCTTTTAGCCATTCGAGTGATTTTCGCGTATATCTCAAGACACGATTTAGCGTGTCTTGAGTGAGTTTTTCGCGCTTAAGTGTCCAGTCTCGACAGCCGACGGCTTTTAAATAATCGCGGCCCCACCATCCCTGTTTACTTTCGTCCGGATCAAGGCGGTCGTTTAATTCTGCGCGCTCATGGTTTAATAGGCTTTGCATTACAGCTGCTTTAATTCCTGTAGCAGTTTCGATGCTGTTGCTTAGGTGGTTGAGTTGAAAAGTCATGATACTTGGTAGCTCCCTGCGCTGGATCCGCCAGCTACTACGACCTCTGCGTTTGATGTGATCTCATCAACCACCGCTTTGGCAATCGCTTCGGCCATTTGTTGTGTTTTAGCAAACTCATTGCCTGTATCAAATCCTTGGGCTTGGAGTTCCGCTACGATTTTAGTTTTTAAGCTGCTGTCACTTAATGCCATGGCTATTTCCCTGCGTTAACCGTTGCTGAGCAATCTGAATGAGGTGCGCCGGTGTAAGCGCAAATGTGGGCGCCGGTCACTACGCCTAAACCGTTATTTAGGTTTATGGTTGCGCCAGCCACGTCAACATCTGCGTTTGCCACAACCTTTGCAGACTCGCACTCGACGTTCACCAGGCCTGGTGACTTTATGTCGATTCCAGACGCGGTGAAGTGGATAAGGTTTCCCTTATCGTCAAGCATGGCGACTTCACCAGGTGCAAGTTCGATCTCGTGGCGCTCGTCCTCGATGCAAACAGCAATGCCGCGTGATGTGTCACCGCCAACAAAAAGGGTGTATGCACGGCTTTCCGGTAGGGCGTGACTCATGAAGCCGTAGTTATGTGGGCGCTTTATGCGGTCATTTGTGATGCCAGTCGCCAGTTTAAGTTGCACAATCTTGGCGGCGGATCTCGTCACAATACCTGTCCCAAATAAGAGTTTTATCCGCTGTATGACACTCTCAATACTCATCAACAAACTCCTCTTTGAATGGTCTAAAAAGTTCAAAGCGCGTCTCTTCATGTGAGGCGTTGGCTGTCAGGCTTATTGACTTTACGAGCAATGTCTCAGTCAAGAGTTTTGACTTGAACTCGATATTTTTATTTATGGTTTTGCCAGTTAGTTCTTGGTGAAGGCCTGGAACGGTGCCTCGGACTGTTAATCCTTTAGCTATGGCTAAATCGCGCTCGAACTCTGCGCGTAACTTGCAGCTTTCCTCGCTTTGAAGTTTGTCAGCGATAATCACTTTCTTTCTGCAGGTGTTCGCGGGTGCGTAAGTAACGACTGCTTCAGCTCCATCCCATGCACCTTGAACTTCATAGTGATAAAACTGAGCGCTCCAATTTCGTTCGATTGATAGGTCTTTGACGTTCAAGCCCTCTTCAAGTCGAATGTTTTTCATGCTGAACTCACCCGGTCTTTCGATTGTAAGTGTGCCAAGATCATCAATAATGGTGAGGTTTTGCTGTTTGGCGATAGTCGCCAAACTGTTGACTGGTGATTCACCATTTATCATGAATTCGAATATTTCAGGCATCATGCCTGAAAAGTTGTTTTTTACTGACAGTCCAAAGTCTGTAACCACGGACTTAAGCAGTTGTTCGAAATTTTGATTGTAAACAGCATCCATCTTTATCCGACTATCAATCAAGTTTGCTGACATTGAGCGGCCAAACACGCGCATTTCACTTTTGGATGCCGATGTGTTGATGCTGGTACCGTCGATCTGCCCTTCAAAAATCTTGATGCGGCCTAGAAAGGCTTCAACTTGCAGCGGCTTGGTTATCTTTGAGTAAGGCATGGTCAGGTCAAAGGTGTGAGCAAGTTGATCAATTGAAAAATTGACAGTCGAGGTGCTAAAGTCGACCGGCTGGCCGCTTATCTCAAATCTCAAATTATTCACGGGGCACCCTCACTTTTCCGGCAATGAATAGTGGGTGATTAATGGCGTTCATTCCCTCGAACTCGGTTAAGGCGCATTCGCTCATATAGGCAAGGCAAATGCTGGGTGTTGGCGAGTAAATGTCGAGTCTTTTTAGGTTTAGCTCAGCTGATTCAATCTTGGTTATTTGGTTAGCGATTTCGGTGTTCAGCTCGCAAAGCGCGTCAAATAGAGCAAGGCTTTCAAAGCTTGACTCTCCGGACGCCTCAGACATTCTTTCATTGACTGATGTTTGTATTTGAGACGCTTCAAGTTTTACTTGATCGATGTTTGAGGTCTGGTCGCTTAATTCGGTCGCAGTTTCAGATGACGACGCGATTTCTATTGCTTCGGATAACTGAATGCTCGTCATGGTTGATTGCATGCGGATGTGCTGCACTTCCGATGTTGACTCTGTCTCGCGCACTTGGTTTAAGGCGTAAGACTTTGGGTTTGTGAGGCTGTTGGCTGAGTCAGGTAGGGTCTTAATTTGGCTCACCAAACTTTGGGAAATGGCTTGCACTTGCTTGGCGAAACTTGCAGGGGCGTTGGCGATCGAGCTGATCGCAGCAAAGCCATCGTTAATTTGACGGTGCAAAGCGGCAAGGGCAACACCTGGGCGCCCAGCTTGATTAGCAATTCTTCTTAAACCGCCAAGCATGGTTGTGAAGTTATTTTGAATGCTCACGATCTTATCTGGACTTGCGGCAGCAACTTCTTTTTCAAACTGATTGACGGATGCATCAAGTACCGAACCTGTAAGGTTTGTGGCTTTTAACTTGCTGAGCGGTGGGATTGAAATGGCGCGACCGGTTAATACAAAGTCGCACGTAAGGACGACCAAACCTTTTCGGGTCGATATCGACTCACTACTCTTTTCGTAAGTAAGCTCCAGTTCACCATAATATGGGTGCTCAAGGTATCCGGCTGGGTTGGATTCAAGTTCATCAACAAAATCAGCTTTTTGGTTTAATGCTTTCGGGCCGACAAACACAATCTCAATCTTATAGGTTCCGGCCTTGTCGCCCATTACTTTTGTGTAGGGCGTTTGCGCGTAAGGCATCTCATCAATTTGCAGACGTTTACCTTTCTCGCGATCCGTCTTTAGGATGTTTATCTCTACGCCATTCCAGCGAGCGACATCAAATTCTTTATCCCACATGGTCAGCCTCCATGCATGAAAAAGCATTATCTGCAAAACAAAAAACGAACAATAGGCGCATGCGAGAGAGGGCGCTCACTTCCTCCTCCACACTAAAAGAGTGCTCAAAAGGTGCGAAGGTGCTTTTTGTGCTTTTTTTTGCTGGGGTTTTGATGCTCATTAGGCGCAATCCCCTGAATAATCGGACAACAAATCCATTTGATTTGGGTCTTTGCATAATTCGGGCTGCTTCACCGGGTCGGGTGGTTCAGATCCTTGAGATGGGGATTTGATTATTTCCTGAAAAGTCAGGTGGCCTTTGAAGGTGGTTGAGCAATTAATGTTTTTGCACTGGCAGTAAAGCACGCGCGTATTTTCAGTGTATTGCTCAGAGGCAACAATAATTGATTTACTTTGACAGGTCGGGCAACGAACAAGCATGACTAACTCCGTTAAACGTGGTTAATCACACAACTTGGGCTACGAGTTTTATTCTCGATGTGTGAGCTTTTCACCTGTGTTTTTGCAGGTCAAAAAGTTTTAAGGGGTGTAAATTTAAAAGTCTAACATTGCTTAATTTACAGGTCTAATTTTACCACAACTCATTGAAATATATATAAATATTAACGTTTTTAAAAGTATAACAATTAGCTAACATTTCCATAACAAGAATATAACAATGTTAGCTTTTAAAAGTATAACATTTCATACTTATTAACCTGTTGATATATAAAGCTTTTTTCAAAAAGTCTAACATTATGTTATTAAATGTTATACTTTTTTATAACGTCAAAAACGCTTTAAAAACAGAGACTTACGGTTTGTTTTTGGCGAAATGTTAGCTTGTTATACTTTCCCCGGTACCCATCATTTTTAAACAGATTCTTCAATCCCTTTGTATGGGATAAGCTCCACAACCTTCGAGCCTACCCATTGGTTAATGCCTTCAATTTGTTGAATGATAGGCTTCACCTCATTTTTGTAAAAAATGCGGTCGACTTTATTCAGATCACCAACCGAGCTAAACCCTTCACGCATGACACTCATTAAATCCAGCGGAATTCGGTGGGCGCTCAAGATGTCACCGGATGTGACGTTCTTCATGCTGGCAAACTCATCCTTAGCACTCAGTTGGCCAACCGGTATCAGCTCAGGCTTTTCTTTATCCTTACCCTTGCCGTTAACAAACATATTTTTAAAATTCCCTAAACCCTTAGCTGAATTGAGAGCGGTTTTAATCGACTCTTCTTGCGCGTCCGTCAAGTTGGGGTTGTTCATATACAAGAGAAATCCTGAATGAGCGCCATTTAGATAGTATTTTCTACGAAAAAGCGTCGCGTCCTCATTCAGCCAGATCGAACTGAGCGCGGCGAAGTATTGGGGAACGCCATAAATCTCTTGAGTGACATCGTATTCCATGAGATGAAAAACGCTATCTTGGTTGTAATCGATCTCTTGACTCATAGTCCGGTAACCATAAAACCCAACCTCTTCACGTCTACGCATATAGAGAGCTGGCAAGTGCTTCAACTTCACAACTCGCCCAAGACCATTTTTTACTTTTAAAAGATAGCCATTTCCAAACACGCCAAGGTCAAGCAAAAACCGATTGAACTCGTCGCGACTAATTAGATCCGAAAGCTTGACGCTCGCCCCGACTAAATTTCGCTTGGCATAAATAGCCGAACTATGCAGCGAGTTTGCGCGCAAAGATTTAGCCAGGCCTGGTAGTGAAATTGGAGGCTCATATACGCCATCAATTAAAGCGCTCTCAGCGTAATCAAATATTTCGCCCTTCATTACTGATTCTGGCTCACCAAACGTGATAAACATAAAAACTCCTATCCTATTGAGACTGTCGGGGTCACTTCCTCATGAATGTTGACCCCTTCAAGTGAAAGTAAATGCATAATCGCAAAAGCTAAATCAGCGTGCGAACTATCTTTTGAGCGTCGCGCTACGAAGGTGACTTGTCCGCTTTTCGGTGTAAGTGCGCGCTTAATCATTAAAAAAGAATGGACAACATCATCCCAGCCACCATCAAATTGCAAGCGACCACCCTGAATGACCTCGCGGGCTTTATAGACCATCGTATTTTTAGTGTTCACCGAGTAAACAATTCGCGTCAATCTAGGGAAAAAGGCCTCAACCAATTCAGCGGTTGGTGCGCCGATCCCCGTTGTGTCCATAGCGATTTCGGTCACGTTATACCGCTCAGTCAGGCGTCGAATCTCTTCTGCCTGCCCCTCGTAAGACATGCCGTTTAATCGTAATTTTTCGATTAACCGGAAAGGCGCACCCGCACGCTTGGGAGGCAAACCAACCACAACGGCGGCATCATCATCCCCACCCGAAGGGTCGTAACCAACCCAAACAGGGCTTTGCCCAACAGGCCGAACCGACTTAAGACTCACGTCATTCCAATCGCCAGATTCCACCTTACAGGCCATTAGTTGCTTGATCGCAAAAACTGAGCTTGTGTCATCAAGGAAAACACAACGTAAAAGGTTGTCAAAAACCTCTTTGTCAGGGTACTTAATTCGCAATTTATCAAGGTCAAAGAAGTCCGCGCCACCTTCAATCGCATCATCAACGGTAATCATTTGACGATAAATTAAGTCAGGGCCTAAAGCGCCATCCTTCAACGCTTTATGACTAACATCAATGCGATCAGACTTATTGCCAGACCACTTCGGGTAAGCTTCGTGAGCGGTGGATGAAGGCGTGGATAGATAAGTTGTTCGCCACTTGTCATGCATAGCCATGCCGCCGGCCAACTTATCAAGCTCTGCAAACTTAGGAATCCAAAAAACCTCGTCGACATATAGGTGACCATGAAAGCCCTGAGCCGTTCGAGAGTTTGTCGAAAGAAAGTAAAGTGTCGCGCCATTGCTTAACTGGATCTCGTCCTTACCCTTTAGGTCGACCTCACCAATCTCAGCGGCAAACATGCGGATATAGTTTTTGAAAATCTCAGACTGTTTTTTTGAAGCCGACAAGAATACCTGATTGTCGCCAGTAAGCACCGCGTCCTCAAACGCTTCAAACGCAAAATAATAGGTCAACCCAATCTGACGCGACTTGAGATAAAACCGCATCCAATTAAGGTCAGGGTCATTCTTAACATCACGGCATTTAAGTTGGTACGCAAAGAAAGTTTTTCGAGCAAACTCATCAAGCATCTCAGCCGTTATTTTCGACACATCATTCTTAGACTTGGAAGTAGGTCGCCCGCGATTCGTGCCGTCCTTTGCCTTGTTGTTCTTAGTTTTTGGGTCGCCAAAAGTATGTTTTAAAAGTACATCCAGCTCACTAAGCTGACGCTCAGTTTTTTCATCAACCCACATTAAATAAGCAAGGCGCTGACGCAGAACCAGATCGGGCGGGGAATCATCCCGCAACGCCTTCCAGTTGTACTTTGCAACCCAAGATTGCACTGACCGGTCAGTCACGCCTACCTTTTCCGCTATCTCAGACGGCTTTAATTGGCGCAAAAACAGGCCTAAAGCCTTTGTCTGCTTCGGTGTGTACAAGATGTTTTCGTTAAGTTCTTCGCTCATGGGTAAATTATGACTAAAAACTTAAACTTATTCTCTGCTTGCCTTTTTAAGTTATTGATTTAAAAAGCGTTTGTGTTTCAAAGCTTTAGCAAAAAACCGATACTAAACTCACACGAACAAACAACACCAAAAGAAGGCGAGAAAAATGTTTAAAACCGACTGGATCTGCATCTTAACCTCTGGCCACACAGTTGATGGCCGTCAAGTTTCCGCGGAAGTGATTCAGCAAATCGCTGATACATACAGCCCCGACGTATATAACGCCCGTATTAATGTTGAGCACAGCCCATACGGAATGAAGCTTGGCTCAGTAATCGCGGTAAAAGCTGAAAAGGACGGCGACAAATTAAAACTTTACGCCCAACTTAAGCCAAATGACTACTTCCTTTACTTGGTTAAAAACGGCCAAAAGCTGCACACCTCATGTGAGATTGTCGAAGATTTTGCCAAAACCGGAAAGGCTTACTTAACCGCCATCGCGGTCACCGACTCACCAGCCAGCCTTGGCACTACAGAAATGCACTTATCAGTCGAAGGTCAAACGCCTTCAGCTTATTCAACCCAAGAAGTGATCGAGCCACAAAAACCCACCCTTAACCCACTGAGAAACCTGTTCAACAAAGAGGATGATTCCATGGACCAAAAAGCAACGCTTGAATTGTTGTCACAAATTGTGGCCACTCAAGGCGAAACTAACCAGGCCTTAAAAACCCTATCAGAAAACTTGTCAACCCAGCCAACCCCTAAATGCGGTGCACCGGCTGACCCTGTGACCGAAACCGAGCCGGAAGAAGGCAAAACCGAACTGGCTGCGCTAAAAGCTCAAGTTAAAGAGCTTTCAACTAATCTTGAATCAACCAACGCCACAATTAATGAGTTAACCCAAAAACTTGCAAGCCAAACGGACGAACCCGATCGCAAACAAGCTGACGGCGCTGACTTGAATCTTGACGAAGTTTTATAACTAATCAAAAGCAACAAAAAGGAAAAGCCATGCAAAACGAAACTCAAGCGCTGTTAGCACAGCTAGAAGCGGATACCGCCGCGCAATACGGCGCATCAAGCGTCGCTAAAAAATTTAACGTCACCCCTGAAAAAGCCCAGCGTATCGTTGCCGCCACCAAAGAAGAAATCTCATTCCTTGACCGCATCAACGTCACCACCGTGGTCGAACAACAAGGTGAAGTGTTAGGTCTAAACGCGACTGGCTTAATCGCCAAACGCACAAACACCTCAACCACTGACCGCTCACCGAATGAAGTGCATTCGATGACGCAGAACGGCTACTTGTGTTCAAAAGTAGAGTACGACACTGCAATCAAGTATGCAACGCTTGACGCCTGGGCTCGCAAACCAAACTTCCGTAGCTTGGTGCAGCAACAAACGCGTCGCCAAATCGCCCTAAACCAAATCATGATCGGATTTCACGGCGCAAGCGTCGCCGCTGTAACTGACCCAGCCGCAAACCCACAAGGTCAAGACGTAGCAGAAGGCTGGTTGAAAAAACTACAACTTCGCGCAGCTGAACAATACATGACCGAAGGTGACACAGCGGGCGAGATCCGTATTGGTGCAGGTGGTGACTTTTCAAATTTGGACGTAGCCGTTGCCTCAGTGGTCAGCATGATCCCATCTGAATTTAAAGGTGGTGGTGACCTTGTTGCGATCATCGGTTCAGAGTTGTTAGCAACTGAAAAAGTTAAGTTCTACGATGCAAATGCCACAACGCCAACCGAAAAATCCCGCGTTGAAGACAAGCAAGTTATCGGCACTTATGGCGGCCTTCCAGCGTTTGAAGTGCCACACTTCCCAGCGCGCGGCATCCTTGTAACCAGCTTCGACAACTTGTCGATCTATATTCAAGAATCATCAATCCGTCGCCAGATGATCGACAACCCTAAACGCGACCAGTACGAAAACTTCTACTCAATGAACATGGACTACGTTCTAGAAGAAGTTTCGAAGGCCGCTGCTGTTCACGCAGCGAACGTAAAACTGCCGGATGTGGACGCCTTGGGTGATCCAATCTGGGCATAACCGAGCAACACCTCCACAGGCGGTGACCGGTTATTAAGTCAAGCCATGCTTAGCGCTTAATACCTCCAGTCACTTAGCCTGTTCTAACAAAAGGGATAAAGGTATGAACGATCCGTTTATCGGCAATAAAAACGAGATTTACGCAGGCGAACTGCCTGCAACTAGCTTTTATCCCGCCCTTAAATTTTCTGACTTCCAAGAAGTTTTTGGATTTTTGGCAACCCAGTCAGAGAAAGCGATTGAAATGCAAATGACAATCGACAGAGCCGCCGTGCATTCGCAACTGAAAAACTTGGTTGTGAATCACCCTAATTTAGAAAGCTATTCTCAAGTTAGCTTTGAGGACAGCACCACCGCAGAAGTTTTTTATAAAAACGCGGTATTCAGCTTAACCGCTGCAAACTTAATTGGAAAAATCATGGCTACTGACGGCACAAAAAATGCCGCAGACCGACAAGCAGCTCTAACTGAAAAGGAAGGCCACCTGCTCAGCCAGTATCGCCAAGCGATCGACACTTTGACGGGTGAAAGCTCCGGTTACACGATGGAGCTTATTTAATGCGATACCTTCAAGAGCTGACAGCCTACTTAGTTAAAAACGCATTCTTAAAAGAAAAATTTGAATCATGGGCTGAGGATGGCGAGATCATTTATGGATCTCACCAGGTAATTCAAGGGTACGAAGTCAAATACACCGCTAACTTTGAAGCATTAAATGTTCAAGTCTTGCCCAGTATTTTTTTTGGCCTAGTTACCTCTTGGCTGTCACAGCACAACCCAAACCGAGATCAAGAAGGGCTTGAAAGCCCTAAGTTTTTTATTCAAGAGCGGCTAGGTTCAGGCCGTTTTGATTTGGGATTAAAGCTCGACTTCATTGAAAAGTATGAGTACACGCCATCAGAAGACGGTCAATTTATTATCAATGGCCAGCGCGTGGACCCGATCAGTGACTACCAAGAACCATTTAACAAGGATGCAGCAGAGGAGCTGCTTATTTTTGACAGTCACAGCCAAGA